GATTTGTTTGCTCCCGCCCCGGAGCAGGAAGAAAAAGAGCCTAAGAAAATCAAGTGTCCGCATTGTGGGGAGTGGTTTGAACCATGAGAATATTTTTGGCGGGGGGGGTGCAAGGCAACCTGAAACCCCTATGGAAAATGATTGCTCATGGGAAAGGCTGGGATGAAGGTATTGCGTGTTTTCTTGGCAGGAGTCGAGAGTCGGCATTGGATACCGTCCCTGATGGTTAGCGATGAGGCTATTTCTTGCGGGCGTTGCTCCATGGCGAAGCGGGGGGGGTACGACCAAATTATACATACTCACCGCCCATATATCCTTGAATCCTTCTTCTATGCCGATTCCGATACGGAACGGCTAATGCCGTATTATGGAGATTTTTTATTGGACAGCGGGGCTTTCACTTTTATGCAAGGGAAAGGCGGTAGCCCGGACTTTGACGAATACGCAGAGCGATACGCCGACTTTATCAACCGAAACCACGTTGATAAATACTTTGAGCTGGACATAGACAGCGTGGTCGGGTATGACCGGGTAAAACATCTGCGGGCAAAGCTGGAGCGGCTGACCGGGCGGCAGAGCATCCCGGTATGGCATCTATCGCGTGGAATGGATGAATACAAGAGAATGTGCGATGAATACAGTTATGTCGCAATCGGCGGCATTGTCAGCGGGGAAATAACAAGAGACAAATACAAGGCATTCCCCGCGCTAATTTCCGAAGCGCACAAAAGAAAAGCCAAGGTACACGGGCTTGGATTTACAAACCTTGCCCTGCTCCCGAAGTATCACTTTGATAGCGTGGACAGCACGGCATGGACAACGGGCAACCGTTTTGGTTACCTGTATTTCTTTGACGGCAAAACTATGCAGAAGAAAGACGCGCCGAAAGGTCACAGGATCAGCGACAGCAGGGAGGCGGCTCTTAACAATTATACTGAGTGGATCAAATTTCAAAAGTATGCAGATAAACATTTATAAGAGAGTGAGGAAACCACTGTGAAAAAAACCAGCAAAAATCTTATTGGGTTGATTGTTGTTTTTGTGACTTCGTTACTTACTGCGAATATTATCAGCAGTAACGGAATGATTTTGACGGGTATTTATTTGGGGAGCATTCAATTATTGGCTCCTGCCGCTGTTCTTGCATATGCGCTCACGTTTCTTGCGACTGATATTATCGGGCAGATATGGGGAAAGAAAGAAGCTAATTTCGCTGTTTTGATGGGATTCGGAGCACAAGTTATCTGTTCTGCATTGATTTACCTGACCCCGGTTATATTCAAGAGGTGGTTTGTTGGGAGCGATACATATACCGCGCTGAATAGTCTCGGATGGTTTACGCTTGGGAGTCTTGTGGCTTATGGATGTTCGCAGACTTGGGATGTGTTTGTTTTTCATAAGATAAAAGACTGGGCAAAGAACAAGTTCGGCGAAGAAAAATACAACAGACAGCGGTGGCTTTGGAATAACGGGAGCACGATGACAAGCCAAATCATTGACACTGTTATTTTCATCGGCATCGGGTTCGGAATCGGACTGGGCATGAGCGGCACGGAACTGGTCGGGGTCATGATAGGTCAGTATTGCATTAAGTTCTGCCTTGCTCTGCTTGATACTCCGTTCTTCTATTTATTAACACGGAACCGGGGGTGATACCCATTGAAGAAACGAAGCGGATAGACTGGAACGCGATCCGCGCTGAGTACATCGGCGGGGGGACAAGTTACAGAAAACTTGCTGAAAAGCATCAGGTTTCCTTCATGGTGTTAAAGACAAGAGCAAAGAAGGAAGACTGGCCCGGACTAAGAACACAGGCCGAACACAAGGCAAGTACAGAAGCAACACAAAAAACCGCCGAAGCCGCCGCCGATAATGCCGTGATAGCCGCAGACCTTAAAAAGCGGCTTTTATTGCGTCTGTCACGAATAGAGCAGAAATACCCGTTTGACGCGACCGAAATCAGGACGCGCGAAGGGAAGAACACCGTCATTTTCAAGATACGCGATTTGACAGCGGCTTTCCGCGAACTGACGGAAGACATCACGGGAGCGAGCGACAACAACGAGCTTCTGCAATCCCTTCTCGACATAGAGCGGAGGGCTGGGCTGTGATTGAGTGGAGCGCGAAACAGGAAGGGCTTATTCAAGCGCCATTCGACCACGCCTTGGACTGGAACGAGGGAACACCCAGAAGCGGCAAGACTACCGCCGGGGTGATGCGCTTCGCAAGACACCTGATAAAGAGCAGAGACACGAACCATCTTGTAACGGCATACAGCGCGGAGCAAGCTTACCGCCTTATCATGGACGGTGACGGCTTCGGGCTTTTGCATATATTCAAAGGGCATTGCAGGACTTCCCACGATGACAGCGGAGCGCACTTGATAGTGAACATGCCTGACGGCGAAAGGAAGGTATACTGGAAGGGCGGCGGCAAAGCGGACAGCCACAAAGCCATTACGGGCATGAGCCTTGGGAGCGTGTACTTCTGCGAAATCAACTTACTGCATGACAACATGGTGCAAGAGTGCTTCAGACGTACATATGCCGCGAAAGACCGCTGGCATATCGCAGACCTGAACCCGCCCAGCCCTGCCGACCCGTGTATCAAGAACGTGCTGAATGTGCAGGACTGCCGCTTTCTTCATTGGACATGCGCGGACAATCCCATTTTAACGCCTGAACGCCTAAAAGAGATCGAAACGGCTTGCAAGAAGTCGCCGTTTCTGTACAAGCGTGATTGGCTGGGCGAGCGCGTGATTCCTGAAGGTGTTATCTACTGGATGTTCGACCCACAGAAGCACATCCTGAACAAAGCGCCTGACAACATGGTCGCGGCTGAAGCGTTCGTTGCTGGTGACGGCGGCACGACAGACGCAACGTCCATTGGCTTTTACATCGTAGCACACAACGCCGTAGCACCGTTCCAGAATCCGACAGATTACAGGCTTTACAGGGTTGGCAACTGGTACTATGACGGTGCACAGATGGCAATGAGCGACCAAGCAAAGCGCATTGTCGGCGAGTTCATCCCGTATATGCGGAAGAAGTATGGTATCCGCGAAAGCGGTATCTACATCGACCCTGCGTGTAAAGCGCTACGGCTGGAGATCGAAAAGCTGGGGCTGAATACGAGCGGCGCGGACAACAACGCGCACGACATCAGAGGCACGACAAAGGGCTTGCGCGTGGGCGTTGAGATGCTACAGAGCGCTATTTCAGACGGGAAATTCTTCTTGATAGAGGATGAGCGCTACGGCACAGAGCCGTTCGTGAAGGAAGCCGGACTGTACTGCGTAGACGGCAACGGACAGCCTGTAGACGCTTACAACCATGCTATGGATGAATGCCGCTACGGGTACAATCATTTCGCCAAGTCCTACGGCTTATGGTAATGGGGTGGTGAGATATGCAGTTTTTAGCGAGAATGAGAGATTGGGGGCGAAGGCTCATGGACAAGACAGCAAGCGCAACGGGCATCGCCCGCGAGTATCGGACGGTTTTTGAACTGGGGAACGTTCCTGCGTTTGAACAGTTTTACGATTTCGGTATCTATATCTGGAAATGGCTTTACAAGGGCTTTTACAATGCTTGGCACTTGGTGGATTGCCCGACCATTGCGAACCCAAAAGGCAAGCGCGAACTGTACCGCATGAACGCCGCGAAGGCCGTGTGCGCTGAGATGGCTGGGCTTGTCTGGGGCGAAGAGTGCGAGATCAACGTCAGCATGGACGGCAGGGAAAGCACAGACGAAAACCCCGACCCGCTGAACTGCTTTGTGCAGAAGGTGCTGTGCGATAACGCTTTCAGGGAAAAGATGCAGGAGAGCATCGAACAGGGCTGTGCTTTGGGCGGCTCTGCGCTGAAGGTGTGGCGCGACATCCGGCACGACAGCAACGGGAAAGAAGTCGAAGGCACGGACAAAATCAAAATCGGTTACGCGATGGCAGACCAGTTCGTTCCGATTAGCTGGGACAACGCGAAAGTGCATGAAGGTGTGTTCATCTCCCGTGTTGCGAAGGGCGGCTGGTATTACACCCGGCTTGAGTGGCACACATGGGACGGCATGACGTACACGGTGCGGAATGAGCTTTACCGCTCCGCGATGCAGAAGGGCGCGAACGGCGATAGCCAAGACATCCTCGGTATTCGTGTGCCGCTGGCTGAAATGTACCCATTCCTTGACGAAGAAACCATCATCCCCGTTGGCGAAAGCCTTTTCACCTACTGGCGAACCCCTATCGCAAACAACCTTGACGATAACAGCCCGCTTGGCATGAGCATTTACGGGAACGCCTTGGAAACGCTTCACGCTTTGGATATTTGCTATGACAGCTTCGTGCGTGAGTTCCGTTTGGGCAAGAAGAAAATCATTGTTCCCGCCCGTGCCGTGCGTTCCGTGGTTGATCCTCAGACGGGGGCAATGTGCCGTTATTTTGACGCGAACGATGAAGCGTATGAAGCGCTTGCGTCTGATGATCCGAACGATTTGAAGATTCAGGACAACAGCGTTGTGCTGCGCGTTGAGGAACACGTTTCAGCCATTAACGCTTTCCTGTCGGTGCTGTGCTTGCAGATCGGTTTCAGCGCGAACACGTTTTCCTTTGACCAGCATAGTGGGATCAAAACCGCCACGGAGGTTGTCAGCGAGAACAGCAAGACGTATAAAACCATCAAAACCATTCAGAACCAGCTTCGCCCGTCCATCGAGCATCTGGTTAAAAACATCATTGACGTTGCTATCCTGTACGGGATGGAGTACGAAGGGCAGAGCATTGAAAGCCTTTCCGCGAACGGTTATCATGTGAACATCGTGTTTGATGACGGTGTTACGCAAGACAGGCAGACGAATATCAACGAGGGCGTTATGCTGGTCGGCGCGGGGCTGTTGTCTAAATACACCTTCATGACCGACAAGAAGTACGGAATGGGCTTGACACCCGAACAGGCTGATGAGGAACTGAAGCGCATCAGGGAAGAAGGAACGGGCAACAGCGTAGACGTAACAAAGCTGTTCGGCGGGATGGAGTGATTAAATGCGTCCGTCATTTCTTGATTCTATGTCCTACGAAATGGCGGAGGTTTACGGGGCGGTTACTGACCGTATCTTGATAAACCTTGCACATCATTTCCAATACCTGAAGCCGGGGGCGAAAATCCCCGGTTCTTTCGAATATCAGTCGCGGATGCTTGCCCAGATGGGGCAAGTGAACCGCGAAACGGTCGGCATTATCGCAAAGAGTTTGGGCGGCGCGGATGACGCGTTGCGAAACGTGTTGTCTGCCGCGATAATGGACGCGCTGAAGAACGAAGAACCCGCGCTGAGAAAAGCCGCGCAGAAGGGCTTGTTGAACGGCGGCGGTCTGTTGCCCGCAGAGGTCACGCCGAACCAGCTTCAGGCGTTCCAAAGCTATTACAGACAGAGCGCGGACAAACTGAACCTCGTGAACACGGTTATGCTTGAGTCCACGCAGAACGCATATACGGCGACTGTGAGCGATATTGTGCAGAGGGTAAGGAACACCCAAGGCATACTAAACGCGGGCGCTGGCGAGGTTGTAACGGGCGTTTCTACGTGGAATCAGGCAATGCACAACGCCGTGCAGAAGATGGTCGGCAACGGCTTGGCCGGGTTTATTGACCACGGCGGGCATAGGTGGAGTCCTGAAGCATATGTGGCTATGGACATCCGAACAACGATGTTTAACACGGCAAGGTCGGCGGTCTGGGAACGCGCAGAGAGTTACGGCGCGGACTTCTACCAAGTCAGCAGTCACAACGGCGCTCGACCGCTGTGCTACCCGTGGCAAGGGAAGGTCATCAGCCGAAGCGGGTTTAGCGGCATGACAGAGGACTTGGACGGGAACAAAATCCGCGTATATCCTGAGTCGGAAACGACAAAGGGAATGCCCGCCGGGTTATTCGGCATCAACTGCAAACACTACCCGATGACGTTCATTCCCGGCTTCAGCACCCTGAAGGGCGAATCGCAGGATGAGGAAGAAAACGAAAAGACCTATGCCGAAAGTCAGGAACAGCGGGCGCTTGAGCGCAAGTTGCGTGAGGAAAAGCGCGACCTTGAAGTCATGAAAGCACAGGGCGCGAGTGCAGAGGCAATCAAAGCACAGCGGGACAAGGTGCATAAGGCAAGCGCCGATATTGATGAGTTCTGCGACAAGACAGGACGCGCACGGCGTAGGAATCGCGAGTATGCGCCGATTGACGCGAAGTTCCCGCCGAAAGACAGTTACAATCCCGGCGAGTTCCCGACAGAACAGCGCGACAAAATGCGCGACTGGTTCAAGAATGGCGGGGATAACCCGCCGCCATCTCCGACCAACATTCATCTTGGTGATGATAACATCCCGCCGAGAGGGCAAGCGCAGATACCGATACAGAAAGCGGAGAGCACGAAACGGGCGTTTACTCCTGCAAGCACCGTACAAGAAGCCGAAGAATATGCGAAGCGCTTCTTGGAATCTCAAAAGTATGGTAGCGTATCGTATAGCGGCATTGATGTAGAATACGCCAATAAGTGCAATGATGTTTTCACACAAGTATTTGATAGGTTCGACCCCAAATACAAACTTGGCAAAGTTGCACCGATGAACGGTCGCGAAAAGAAGTTTAAGAGTGCTATAGAATCATCTGAAGCTTGTTATCAATGGGGCGGTGATGGTTCGATGTTCATTAACCCGCGCTTCTACAAAAACAAAAAAGCCTTTGCCGCGCACAAACAGCAGATTGATGATTTGATGAAAACGGTGCTTGATAATGGTCAAGCGCTGATTGATTCAGGCAAAGTTACCGGGGCGAAAAAGGACTATGTTGAAACGTTGCTTAGAACAAAGCGGCAATGTGTATGTCAGTCCTACGATTTCGCGGAAGGAACTATCGTTCATGAATGCGGTCACATGCTTGATGACAAGATGTTCAGAACAATCATGAACGAAACAAAAAGCCCGCTTGCCGAGCGCGGCGGCTTGTCTGCCAGCCTTGCGAAGTACGGCAAGAACATTTCAGGATATGCTGTTGCTACGACGAATGAGTATATTGCCGAAAGTTTTACGGCGTGGTGGTATGGTGAAACAAGCATACTCGACCCGGAATTGGTGAAGATATTTGAAGGAGCGCAGAAGTATGGAAGATGACGAAATGATTATCTTCGACCCGTTGGGCGAGTTGCTGAAAATCGCGGAAGAGATTAACGAAGCGCTCAAGGATAATGAAAGGAGAATAAACCATGAATTGCAGTCATCCCGTTATATATGCCGTTAATGGCGTTTTAAAGTGCCATATCTGCGGGGCGGTGATCGGTGAAAAAGAAGATAAACAGCAGGAAGAAAAGCCCGTAGAAACGCCGAAGAGGAAGCGCAAGGCCAAGGGGGCTGATGGAAATGAAAACCATTGACGCAAAGCAATGCACAGCTATCGCCCTTGGGCGGCTGGGTGAAAATGATTATACGGTTGTGCGGTTCGACGTTTCCGCATGGCTTGAAGAATTGCCCGGCGCTGTGATCGGGCTGTACAACCAGCGGCCCGGTGATGCAGACGCTTACCCCATTGCCGGAATCTCCGTAGAAGATGGCATTGCCACTTGGACAGTAACAAGCGCGGAACTCACCCAAACCGGGGAAGGCCGCTGCGAATTGGTAGCCATTGCGGGGGAGGTTGTGGCGAAAAGCGCGATCTTCCGCACGATTGTTTTTGACGCGCTGGACGGCAGCGGGGAAGCGCCTGAACCGTGGGCAGAATGGCAGCAGCAGTTTATTACGCTGAAGGGCGAAGCAGAACAAGCCGCAGACCGCGCCGAAGAAGCGGTGGGATACTACCCGCGCATTGTTGACGGCGTTTGGGAAGTCTGGGACGGCGAAACGGAACAATGGGTTTCCACGGGCGTTCAGGCGCAAGGGCCGCAGGGTGAACGCGGCGAAACGGGTAGTCAAGGGCAGCGCGGTGAAACGGGTGCAGCGGGTGCGGCTGGCGCTGACGGGTTTTCTCCCGTGGCAACTGTCACGCAGACAGCATCAGGCGCTACAATCAGCATCACGGACAAAACAGGCACAACAACAGCCGATATTGCCAATGGTCAGGACGGCGCTCCGGGCGCTCCCGGTCAGCCCGGTCTGGATGGCATCTCCCCATCCATCACCATTACCGACATCACGGGCGGGCATCGGGTCACGATCACGGACGCGGACGGGCAGCACAGCTTTGATGTCATGGACGGCGAAGGCGCTGTGCAGGATGTGCAGGTTAACGGCACGAGCGTGGTGATAGATGGCGTGGCGAATGTGCCGAAAGCGACGAATAGTGTACTTGGCGTTGTAAAAGGCAATGTGCAAAATGGTATCTCAACCTATCCGAATGGCGAACTGCTTGTATATAGTGCATTGAACGCCAAAATAAAAGACGGGGTCAATGGTTATCAACCGATTGTGCCGTCAACTCAACACACTTCTGTCTATTATGCACTTGCCAAACTTGCTGGTGCGGACATGAAAAACATCTCCGGCGAGGCCGTCGGTGTCTACCCCGAAGCCCAGAAATCCGCCATCTCCACCATGCTCAACGGCCCCGTAACCGTCAGCGGCACGACCCCGACCATCAACGCCCTTCCCGGTATCCAGTACGTCTGCGGAGAGGTGGCCACGCTGGACATCACGCTCCCGGCGAGTGGGTGTGTGGATGTGGTGTTTGAGAGCGGCAGCACCCCGACCGTGCTGACCGTGACCCCGCCGACTGGAATGACCGTGGAATGGGCGAACAGCTTTGACAGCACCGCGCTGGAAGCCGATACGCTGTATGAGATCAACATTAAGATGGTCGGCACAAAATGTCTGGGGGTGGCGGCGAGTTGGACGTGATGAGCATTAGAAGGGGGCTGATGATGGGGATGGCACAGGGGATAAAGTTGCCGAGTTATGTAGAGGTGAAAACATTCACACTTGAACAAGACTCAACGGGCAACCCTAATTTCTCAATACCGAACCCGTTCGGTCGCGTTGACATGAAAACAATTCTTTGCATGAATTTCATTACGAGTCCGACAACGAATTCACAATGTGTTGGTTTCGTCCTAACAACCACAAGCGTTTCCGACAATGCCTCAAACAGGAAACTTGCTTATGTGCCATCAAACGCAAGGATTGAAACAACCAACTATACGGCGATTCAATCGATTACTAAAGAAACCATAACATTGAGAAATACTGGCATTTACAACTGGACAGCGGGGACTTATTACATGTTTGCGTGGTAAGAAAGGAGACATCATCATGCGTCAGATTTTTGAAACTGCGGCCTATCAGGTAGTCACTTCTGATACCCACCCGGAGGGTGTCTACTCCACTCTCAACGGCTATCCCATTCGTCGGGACTCCCGCGACTATGAGCGCACCGAAGCAAACCCCAACGGTAACGAAGAACTGGCCCTCATCGTGGCACATGCCGACTATGCCGATGCTGTGAAAGCCCTGTCCATTGCCCACAACCGCGCTGGCTGGGCCGTAACGCTTGAGCGCTGGGACGGCGTACAACTTGCCCGCAAGAGTTTCGGTGCGTTCCCTGACATGACGCCCGCGCCGGAACCAAAACCGGAAGAGCCAGTCGAAGAGCCGACAGCGTGACTTAAATAGGATCTTAACAAAGGTGGTGATGTGCAATGATCGGAGAAGGTGTATCTCCTCTTACAATAGATAGTCCCGATACGGACTGCCCTGCACAATCATTCGCTTGTACATGGTGTCCGTTTAGGGACTATTGCGAAAAGAAACTTAAATAGGAGGATAAATCATGAAGGCTATGTTATCTCAGCCAATGGCTGGAAAGACAGATGAAGAAATCGTAGCAACCAGAGAGCGAGCCATAAAAGTGCTTGAAGCTAAGGGCTATGAGATTGTAAATACTCTGTTCACGGATGAATGGTATTCCAATGAAAAGATGAAAGAGCGTGGCGTTGTACAAATCCCGCTGTGTTTCCTTGCAAAGTCTCTTGAGAACATGAGCCTGTGCCATGCCGCTTACTTCTGTAAAGGCTGGGAAAATGCTAGAGGATGTAAGATTGAGCATGATGCGGCTATTGCATACGGGCTTGAAATCATTTACGAGGAATAATTTAAATAACACCTTAACTCACCAGGGGGGGTGATCTCATCGTCACGGCCAAACAATTTGTAGATCAAATCTACATCCCGCTCCACGAGGGCGAATAAACACTTACCGCTGAATCAAGCAACGTGTAAAACGCACGTTGCTTTTTTCATACCATCACGTCCGGCGGGACGTTAAACACGCAGATTCGCCCATCGTCTAAGGGCGTAAAAGGGGGACGTAAAAATGGCAGAATTTACTCGCAAGTTTCTCATGGATCACGGTGTGCCGGAAGACCAAGTGGACGCTATCATGGCGGCGCGCAATCAGACGATGAACGACACGCTTTCCGGGTATGTGCCGAAAGCGGATGTTCAGAAGCAGATTGATGCGGCTGTCGCGGCAGTCCCGAAGCCTGAACCCATCGACCCGAAAACCACAGACGAATACATGGCTCTTCAGCGTGAGCGCGACATGCTGAGAGCTATCGGCGGGGAGAACTTCGCAAGTGTGAAGCCCAAATTCCGCGAGCAAGTATTCGGTATGCTGGACAGAGGCGAGAAAGCAAAGCCCATCAATGAGCAGTTGACCGGGATTCAGGAGAAGTACGAGGAGTTCTTCACCGTCAAGCAAGAACCGACACCGAAGCCGACTTTCGGCGCACCCACTCAGGGCAGTATGCCCAAGGGGGACGAGGGCGCTGAAGCGCAGTTCCTCAAAGCGTGGGGACTGAACCCCAAGAAATGATGAAAGGAGAAAAACATTATGGCTTTTGTGCAGACTAATGTGAACTATGCGGCTGAGTATAGCCGCGCCGTGGCTAACGCCTATCCCTACTATTCCTATTTCGCCCCCATCTGGGCCAGCCCGAACAGCCAGCTTTACAAGCCGGGTATGGGCAAGACCATGTATATTCCCAGCTTTGAAGTCAAGGGCGCGACTGCTGTTGACCGCGACAATCTGAACGGCGTTTTCGCCCGCAACTGGAACAATGCTCTTCAGCCTGTTACCCTTGATATGGATCGTGAATGGTCTACCCTGATCGACCCGATGGACATCGTTGAAACCAATGACGTTGCTACCATTGCCAACATCACCCGGACTTTCAACGAGTTCCAGAAAATTCCTGAAATGGATGCTTACCTTGCCGCGAAACTGTATGCCGCTGTCACGCCGGATACTACCGCTCTGACCGCTGCCAACATCCTGACCACTTGGGACGGCTATCTGGAAGCGCTGACCAACGCCCGCGTGAACCGCGACCGCGTGACCGCGTACATGACCCCCGGCACTTATAAGCTGCTGAAGGAGGCCGCTGGCCTGACCCGCTTCATTGACACCGCCGAGGGCTTCCGTGGCGTTGACCGCAATGTTGCCCGTCTGGATGGCGTGAACATCCGCGAAGTCCCCGCCGACCTGATGAAGTCCAGCTATGTATTCACCGAAGGCTGGGTTGCCGCCTCCGGCGCGAAGCAGATCAACATGATCCTGTGCGATCCTGATGCTGTTGCCGCTCCCGTGAAGTACGAAGTCGCGATGATGAGCGCTCCGACCGCGCAGAGCAAGGGCAAGTATCTGTACTATGAGCGCTACTATTACGGCGCTTTCGCGCTGAACAACCGCAAGGGCGGTATCATCGTCAACGCTGCCGCTTAAGGGGTGAAAACATGGCGATTGTGGATTTCGGCTATTACAAAGCGATCTATTTAGGGCAGGAAGCGGACGAAGCCAGCTTCCCTGCGTTGGAAGCGCGGGCAGAGGACGTCATCGGCGCTATGACGCATTGGCAGGTGACGAATGAAACAATCGCCAATTTTCCCGCGCTTGTGCGTACATTGTACAAAAAGGCTTTGTGTGCGCAGACTGATTTCTTCGCTGTAAACGGGCTTGAAACGATAGCGGGAAGCACCGGAACGGGCTTCACCGTGGGTAAGGTCAGCGTTAACGGCAAGAGCGGTTCAGACCTTGTGCGTAAAGGCGCTATGGCTGACTTCATCAGCCCGCTTGCGCTGGCGTGTCTTGAACAAACCGGGCTGATGAATCCATCTGTTCCCGTTGCTCCGGCATTGCCGCTTTAAGGTGGTGGGAAAATGCTTCGGCCTATCCCCTTAAAAATCCTTCGCTCAACGGCAACCGTAAAAGTATGCACGGGAACGGACATCTATCAGAACCAGACATACGCCACATATACGGTCGAGCATGTGCATTTGCAGCCGGAAGAGCGCATCGTGAAAACGGTTCAGAACACGGACGCGCAATTGACAGGCACGCTGTATGTGGATGTACGGCACAGTAAACCGCAGCTTGACTGGCGGGCGCTGCTCCAGCAGTCCCACGACAACGGCGGGGATATGCGCGTGATTGTGCGCGGTGTGGAGTATACCGTGCTCACGGCTGACGGGCTGAGAGATGACACCGACAAACTGCACCATTGGGAAATCGGCGTTATTTAACCATAGCGAGTAGGTGATTTAATGCCCGTTAAAATCATCATCAACCGAAATAAGGTTGAAACCCGCGTTGAGTACGCTTTCAAGCAAGGCATGGGCGTTCTGGCAAATGAGATTCTGAATGATTGCAATCAATATTGCAAAGAAGATACTGGTGCTTTGATTGCATCCTCGTATACGCATTCAAAGCTGAATGAAGGGAAGCTCATCTGGCAGACACCCTATGCACGGCGGCAGTATTGGGAAATCAGGACGGCAATTCCTGACCCGAACGCGAAAGCATCATGGAAATGGTGCGAGGTGGCGAAAAGATACCACTTGAAACAATGGACGCGGCAAGCTGAAATTGCCTTGAGGAACAATTTATGAGCGTTATCAATGATGCGTTGGAAGCCGTTATCGGGTTAATGAACGCAACGAACCCATTTGCAAGCGTCACACGGGGAGCGTTGCCAACGGGGAACGGGCTTGTTTGTGAGATTGGCCCGTCAATGACGGATGAGTTGTATTTCGACAAGAATACTACGATTCCGCTTGACGTCACCCTGAACGGCAAGCACAATAACCTGAAAACGCTGTCGGATGCCATGAACAACATCCATTCGGCGCTTACCCGTGCGAAGGCGTACCCGTCTGGCGCTTCGTGGCAAATCACAGACATATCAAACAGCACCTTGCCCCAGATCATCGGGCGCGAGGAGAACAACGAATGGCTGATGGCGTCCGCGCTGTCAGTCAAATTATTTTGGAGAGGAGATTAAACTATGGATGCTCTGAATCCCGTTTGGAAAGAGAAATTTTACATTGGCACAGAATACACCGCCGGGAGCGGCGGCGCGGAAGGGACTTGGACTTATGCCGCGCTGTGCAAAGGCATTGAGTCTGTCGAGCCTACCGTAAACGAGCAGAACCAGCAGTATTTCTTCCTGTGCGGACAGGGCGGCGCTGACAATGAGGTGACGGGCATTGCTCCCGAATACGCCGTTTCCGGGCGCCGTATCATCGGCGATACCGCTCAGGACTACATCGTTTCCCTGCGCTACGCGCTGGGCGATGAGCGCAAGTCCAGCATGAAGGTGGAAATCTACAACGCGGCTGGCACGCTGGTGGAAACCATCGTGGCATCCTGCACCATCACCGACATCGTGGATTTCGGCGGCGCTACCACCGACAACGAGCCGTTCTCCTGCACGCTGCGCGTGAACGGACTGCCGACTGTTACCAAGGCTTAATCTTACAAGGGCGGGGGACTGTTCTCCCGCCCTTTTTTCAAGGGAGGAATAACCGTGTTTCATTTGACGTTAAATCGCGTCCGGGACAAGGTGCGGATCACCGAGGGCAATGAAAGCATCACGCTTGTTGTCAACGGCGAAGCGGCGAGAATGGTTTCCGCGCTGAACAACGCACGGAATATCCTTTCCGGGATTACTGCGGACAGCACGGATTCCGCGAGGTTTGAAGCCGTGCTGATATTCGCCACGGCGATTTTCGGGCGCGAACAGGCGAAAAAGCTGATGGAATTTTACAACAACGATACGTTGTGCGTGGGCGATGTGTGCGCAAAATACTTTCAGGAGCGTTTGTCTAAGCTCCTGAGCAAGGCGCAGAAGCGGTGAAACTTCAGGAACGTTTGCCGGGCGGTGTGATTGTTGACGGCAGGAAATACCGCCTTGATTTCGATTTCAGAAACGTGCTGTCGATGCTCGAAACGCTGGCGCGTGATGATCTGATGCCGGATGCGCGGGCTTGGCTTGCGCTTAAATGCCTGATGAAACACCCGCCGAAGAACCCGCTGCCCGTTATCGCGGCGGTTAAGGCGCTTTTGTTCCCGGACAGCGGCGGGAAACAGCCGACACAGAAGAAACTGACGGACTTCAAGCAGGACGCAGACTTGATCCGAGCGGCGTTCCTGCAAGCCTATAAAATCAACCTTTGGCGCGACAGTCTGCATTGGATGGAATTCACAGCGCTGCTGAACGCGCTGCCAGAGGGCAGCAGATACAGCGAAATACTTGGCATCCGTGCGCGTCCGATGCCGAAGCCCACGAAATACAACCAAGAGGAAAGAAAATGGCTTGCACAGGCCAAAGCCGCTTGCGCGGTACAGATGAGCGATAAAGAACGTGAGAGCATATTACATGCCAGTATGCACAGGACGGCAGCAAGCCTGCTGAGACTGGCAGAGCGAGGTGAACAGAGTGCCAAGTGACGGACAGGTAATATTTGAAATCAGCGCGGACGGCAAGAAAGCCAAGGCGTCAATAAATGATATAACTCGCGCCATTGATGACGCCGGGAAACAATGGGATAAATCCGTCAGCGAGTCCACAAAGAACATGGAAAGCGCCTTTGCCAAGGCGTTAGACGTCAACAGGCTCAAAGACTGGGGCATTCAGGCGGCAAAAGCGCTGTTTGATTTCGGGAAGGGCGCTGTTGATGCCGCCAGCGATCTGCGCGAAGTGCAGAACGTTGTCGATGTTACCTTCGGTGACGGTGCTGCACAGATTGAGGCTTGGGCGAAAACGGCTCAATCCCAGTTCGGCTTGACGGAAACACAGGCGAAACAATTCACAAGCACCCTTGGCGCGATGATGAAATCTTCCGGGATTGCCGGAGATGAGATCATCGGTATGTCTACGGACTTGGCTGGGCTTGCCGCCGACATGGCATCATTCTACAACATGGACTTTGAAACGGCGTTTCAGAAAATCCGTTCCGGTATTTCGGGCGAGACTGAGCCGCTGAAGCAACTGGGCATTAACATGTCCGTTGCGAACATTGAAGCATATGCGCTGACTCAGGGCATTACAAAGTCCTTTGATAAGATGTCTCAGGGCGAACAGACAATGCTCCGCTATCAGTACCTGATGCAAGCAACGGCTGACGCGCAGGGAGACTTCGCCCGGACTTCTGACGGCTTCGCCAACGCGCAAAGGCGCGTGCAGACGGCTGTTGACAGCATCAAGACGAGCGTCGGCACAATGCTGCTGGATGTCGTTGAACCGCTCACTTCCGGCATGGCTGGCTTCCTTGAAAAACTGACAGCGACACCGGAACGCACAATCATTGACGAGTTCAACGATATTGACGAAGATACTGCTTCAAAACTCGCAAACATCACGAAAACCGCCGAAGATGCGCGGGAACTCGTTTCTGTTCTCCAGAACATTCAGGGCGAGAAGATAGAAAACGCAAGCCTGACTTCCTTCGTGAGTTCCCTTTCCGGGCAGCTTGGCGATCTTGATAAGGCAATGACTGCCGCGAAAAACGGCAATTATGCGGGGACTATCTCAGGCATTGCCGATGCGATGGCTACCAAAACGGGGACGGATGCGCAGCAATGGGAAACGCTGCTCACTACGATTTCGGGCAAGCTCCCCGCTGCCGCTGCCGCTGTCGGTGAGAACGGAGATACAACCGAAGCGTTTTTGAGCGCCGCCGCCGCCGCCGCTGCTGAGCTTGGCGGGGACTACCCGGCGCTTTGGGAAACCTTCATGGCTACCCTTGGCAGCGAGGAAACAGAAAAAGCGCTGTCCTACATGGCGAACGGGCAAGCCGCTGCTGACGCGATGAACGCCATTGGCATCAACGCGAAGGGGCTTGACGGTTCGGAAAAAGATAATTGGTCAGGGTTGCTTGGCGTACTTGAAACCGCAAGCCCGACAAAGGGCATGTTTGGCAAGGACGCGCAATCTGCCGCAACAAATATCGGTTCGTTATCGTCCGCGCTTTCATCGAATGATCCGGCAAAAAAGAAACAAGCATGGGAAGACATGCTCGGTGTTCTGACGGACAATATCGGCGGCGTTGCCGAGCTTGCAAAGCAAAGCCCGGAGAATACCAAAAAATGGCTTGAAGGGCTTGCAACAAGTGCTGCAACGATTGATCCGAATGATCCGAAAGCGTGGGACGATTTATTCACAGCGCTTGTGGACGGGCTGCCGGGGCTGTCTGATACAGAAGTCGGCGCGGCTTTCCTGAATAACCTGAAAACCTTTGCTGAAAACAGCAACACCCTGAACTCGCAAAGCGCCGGGAACTGGAGTTCCCTTCTGACTGCGCTTAATGATGCGGACACCACGAAAGGCATTTTCGGCGCTGACGCCGCAAGCCGCATAACGGGGCTTTCCGATGCGCTGGCGAACGGTGACCCGCTCAAGAAAAAAGCCGCATGGGAAGAAATGCTGGGCGTACTGTCCAGCAACGCCGATGCGGTATCAACGCTCACAAGCAAAAGCCCGGATGAACTGAAAAGGTGGCTGACAGAGCTTGCAGAAGCCGCGCCTGAAACGGATGAGGATTTAGAGCAATGGAATGTGCTTCTGACGGAGCTTGCAAGCGCGTTCACTGGGCTGGATAAAGAGGGGCTTGGCGAAAATTTCATTGCAAGCCTTGAGAAACTGGGTACGGACGCTGACGGCAACGCATTTTTCGCGGCGCTGTCTGCTGGCTTCATGGGGCTTGGCTCCCAAGCCAGCGAAGCGGAACGCGCCTTGATGGCGCTTGGTGTTGATACCAGCGAAATAGATGATAAACAGGCGGTATGGCTCAAGACCTGTCAAAAGCTTGTTGAAACCATTCCCGGATTGTCGGAAGTCATCAACACCGAAACGGGCGAGATCAAGGGCGGCACTCAAGCGGTTGCAGAATATGTAGACGCTTGGGAAAAAGGGCAGAAACGCATTGCTTATGTGAAAGCCGCTCAAAAAATGCAGGAAGCGTTAGCACAGGCACAAGTCGAGCTTAAAGACATCGAAATCGACATCAAAGTAACGTCCAACACCAAATCATATAAAGAAGCAAAAGCGCGATATGATGAACTGCTTGCGGAAGCCGCACGGTTCGGCGCTACAAAGTCAAACGGCGGGTGGGTATTCAAGAACAATACTATACTTGCTGAAGAAGCGGCAAGGGCTGTTGATAAATACGCGCAGGAAAACGCTTCTGTGTTAGGGCAAGTCGATAAGCTCAACCGCGAACATGAGAAACAGGCTGCGGCAGTCGCTGAATGCCAGGAGCGTTATGATGCCGCTGTCAGTATCGTTGAGGAATACGGCGGCTCAGTAGAGGATATAACGAAAGGCACCCAAGCCGCAAGCCAAGCAACCGAAGAACTGACGCAGGATGAAAAAGCGCTGAAAGCCGCGCTGACGAGTACGGCGAAAGCCCTTGAAGAAATCGAAAAATACTATGACAGCACTTATCAGAAGATAGAAGGTGCGTTGGAAGGTTCACACGAACTGTTTGGGCTTGTGAATGATCCCGCCGATGAAGCGAAGAAGAAAATTAAAGAAGTCGAAGATGCCATTAAAAACCTTGATAAATCCGCAAAAGGATACAAGGACAAGAAAGCCAAACTCGAAGTAGAGCTTACAGGCGCGAAGGAAGCCGAAAAGACTATCGGCAGGATGAACGCTGGCTTGGAGTCTCAAATCGCCTACTATAAGAAATATTCGGAAATGCTTGCTAAAGCGCGAGAGCTTGGATATTCCGATGAGGTTATTTCTTCGGTTTCTGACGGCAGTCAAGAGAGTTACGCCTATTTACAGGCGATGACGAATCCCGGCGTCACAAAGGATGATGAACGGGTAAAGCAGTTGAATGAGAGCTTTAAGAAAGCCGCTGAAGAACGCGCAAAGCTGACGAAAGAGCTTACGGAACAATCATTAAGCACCGATGAGGCTTTCAAGTCCCTTGTGCAAAGCGCAACGGACGCCGTGAACGGGCTGAACCTTGGAGATCAGGCGAAAACCGCGATGGAGAATACCGTGCAAGGCTTAATCAACGGTATGGCGGCGAAGCACAAAGATTTGCAAGCTGAGGTTGACAGGATCAACGCCACCTTGGGCAGAATGGGCGGCTTCGGGCTTGGCTTCGGCTTGGGCAATGGCGGCTTCTCCCTCAGTTTCGGCAGCAAGGGTGAAAACCCCGTTGACGGTTCACACGCGCTGGGGCTTGATTATGTACCCTTCAACAACTACCTTGCGCAGCTTCATGAGGGCGAAGGCATCCTGACCGCTGAAGAAAACAAGGTATGGCAGCAATTCAAAAACGGCGGTTTGGCAAGCAGAAACGTGGTTGACTATGACGCTCTGGGCGCTACGATGCGCGAGAACGTACACGCCGGAGGGAATGTATACCTTGACGGGCAGACAGTCGGGCGCGTGATCTCTGCCGCACAGGCGAACAGCTATCGGGCAATGGAAAGGAGCGGATTCCAGCAATGATTTACTTTAACGACACGGCGTTGGAATCTGTCGCGCCTGTAAAAATCGAAGATGTGCGTGTCTCCCCCGTTCAGATCAACGTCACCGCACGACAGCGCTCCATTATCGGGGGCGCTGATTTCGTGCGTGTGCGCGATGGGAGCAGGACGGCAACGATCACGTTTGCTTTGCTCACAAATGACAGGGCGGCACGGCAGCGCCAGCTTCGTGAGATCACGCATTGGGCGCGGACAAGCACACCCGGCAAGCTGCAACTCCCCTATTTTAACGGGTATCTGGAATGCCTTTGCACTTCCCTTCCTGAGCCGTCATTGCGGCAATGGTGGGAAAGCCGTTTAAGCATCACATTCACAACGTATGGCAATCCCTATTGGAACGGCCTTATTGAGCGTTCGGCAGATTGCGGGACGCAGTTTTCCGTATTGGGTGACGCGCCGCCGCTGATGCGAATCACCGCGCAAATCGAAACGGCAGACACCGACCTGACCTTCTCTGACGGCACGAACAGCATGGCCTTTGAAGGGCTTCCTGCCGGGGAAATGGCGCTTGACTTAAACAGGCAGACAGCGGCTATCGGTAACGTGAGCGCAATGCCGTACTACACCTATAACAGCGCGTTTATTATTCCGAAAACGGGAACGCAGACGATCAGCGGAACGGGGACTGTGTTCTGGCGTGAGAGGTGGGCGTAATGTTATTTTTTGATGCTTCCGGCGCTGTGCTGTTTGAGCGTAACGACATGGAAAGCGGCAGCATTGTGCATGAGGAAATGAGCCTTCAAGCGCTGTTCCCCTATGACGAAGGGCGCGTGATCCATCGCGGGATGCGCTGCGGGCTTGAGGATGCAACAGGCGCTTTCCAAGCCTACGAAATCCGCAAGGTGAAAACCTACGAACCGGATCACTATCAGGAAATCACAGCGGAGCACATCTGTATTGCCGAATTAACGGACGAGTTTTTCGGTGACAAGCAATGGACGGATATCACGGCACAAGCAGCGCTTGCCCAAATCTTGAGCGGCACGGGCTGGGCTGTCGGGACGGTTGACGTCACCGGGACTTCTTCTGCGAACATCACAAACGGCGATGTCTGGACAGACGTCCGGGCAATAGAACGCGCTTGGAATTGTCATATCCTCCCGCGCCTGACTGTTGACGCGCACGGGATCACCGGGAAATACCTTGATATTATCCCGCCTGACGGCATATGGCGCGGTTTTCGGGTGAGCCTTGAGAAAAACGCCGATGAAATGGGCGTGATATGGGACGATAGCCGGGTAAAAACCGCCCTCTATGCGTTCGGCAAGGCAACCGGGAACAGCAGCGCGGATTCAAAACCGCTGACGTTTGCGAACGTAGAATGGACGGCAACGGCAGAGCACCCGGCAAAGCCTTTGGGGCAGACATACCTTGAAGATCCAACGGCAACAGCGGAATACGGCAGAAACGGAAGGCCGCGATTCGCGTACTATCAGAACGGCGATATTTCTGACCCCGAAATCCTGCTTCAGAAAACATGGGAAAGCCTGAAGACGCTGAATCACCCGGATGTGACGATTGACTGCCTTGTGTGCGATCTGTACAGGCTTGGCTATACCGATGTCCCTTTAAGGCTTTATGATACCGCGCTTGCGGAAATCAAGCCAACGGGAACGGTGCTTCGCAAACAAATCATCCAGTATACCGAAGACTTGATTGATCCATCTCAAAGCCGCATCAGCATCGGAACATATATCCCGAACATCATCTATATCAACCGCGAGACGAGCAAAGCCGCAGGGCGGCGCGGCGGCGGTGGCGGCGGGCAAAGCAACAAAGAATATGAAGACAGTGTATTCAAGGCTTGGTTTGACGCTAACGCGCTTGAGCTTACATACACAGCGGCAGAGCTTCAGGAAATCGGTTCAACTGTTGTGGAGAATGTCGCTGCGCTGACAGTCAACCGTAACAATATCACGGCGCTTGCCGCTGGCGAAGGCGCGCAAGTCAGGGACGGAAAAATCGTTGTCGATGCAAACGGCGATCCAATATTCGTCAGCGGCAAAGGCTTGTACTCAAAAATCGAGCAGAACGCGCAGCAGATAGCCTTGAAAGTCTCCAAGGGCGGCGTAGCGACCCAGCTTACAGTTGAGTGCGGGAATGTACATGTTACGGGTACTCCCGGCGCGGCAAATCTTGTTGTTGATGGGTATATTACTTCCGCTGGCTTGGAAACGGCAATCGCCGCTATTGACAGCATCGTCGGTGACTTGGATATTCACGGCTCCCTGACAGTCGGCGGCAATACTTATCTTGCGGCGGCTTATATCCCAGAAGCTGACGGTGGGAACCATGCAGTCACTTCCCGGTATTGGGTTCAGCAATATGCTGGTGAAGCCGTGGCGGATTTTGGGACACCGACAGCATCCGGCGGGCAAATTTCCATCCCGTGGACAAGAATTGATGGCACGGCGGGAACGCCAATAAATTTTAATATCGCCGATACGCAATACTATAAAGACGGCGTATCGGCAGCGCTGAGAAATGTCACCATGACGAATGCCGGATGGCGGTTTGATGATAATGAAGGCTACCTGAACTTGGTGACAAATTCCGCAAACAGTAGGATGGTGAACGTCAGTCTCCCAACAATCACCTTGAAGGCGTCTTCGGGCTGGACATCCGCTCACAAAAAAACAGTTAATGCCTATGGACCGAATGATTCCGGGATCGTGGCTACTCCGTTGGTAATTGATGCGTCTGAAGTTTACCAAGAAGGGGCGTCATCAGTTGTCGGCGGCATTCGTTCAAGTTCTCTGACTGGTTCTTCCAATTCCAGTTCAGACATGTCACAATGGGCGTCAGATTCTGACAAAAGCCTGTCGCTTTCCGCGAAATACGGCTTGATAACAGTCATCCCCAACAGCGGCAGCGCGTATGACATCGCCGTTAATGCTTTAGGGACGTACAACGCTGGATGGAACGGATTGATTGCTGCCGCACAAGGATCGAGCGCTTCCAACTATGTACAGTATTCCGGCAAGAACGGGCATAACGCATCACTCACCCGCAGCGGGAAAACCATTACGGGGTATGTTTGGCTCAAAAACGCTTCCGGCACTTGGGTGCGGACGCGGGAGATCAGCATACAGGCGGCAACTACCACCACCCGTGTCTATTACATCGATAACGATGGCGATTATGTGCAATACCCCGCTGGAAAAGTGATTTATACATGGTAACGAAAGGAGCAGCCTATGCCAATCATTGAAATCATCAGCAAGCTCAATCTCGTCCTGAACACCTTGAACACCATCCCCGTTCACGGGAAAACCGACATGTCACACATGCTGGGGGTTATTGCTACTGTTGAAGGGATCGTCAAGCAGTTGCAGGAAGATGACACGGACGAAGGTGAACCGTCATGATTGTTATTAACCGCAATATGAATGCGGATTGCCTTCGCAATCTGGATGATCCGGGCGTATTGCTGTTTCAGGGCGAAGCGCAAGCGCACGAATTTATCATCCATCCCGCTGAAGACAATCCATTTTCCGGCACAATCACGGCGCGTTTTATTCGCGCTGATGGGCGGCAAATCGCGTGGAATGGCACAATCACAGACGGAAACGCGACAGTTGTTCTCCCGGTTGAGTGTTATAACGTACCGGGCGTGTGCAAGCTATTTATTTATGATGTCGTAGATGCTGATACTACCGTCTGCATTTACGCTTGCCGTTCTCAGGTGATTAATACAGTCAGCGGCAAAACCGTGGACGATGAGGATGTGATCATTACCATTCCTACCGCCGATGATGTGGCGTATTCCGGAGAATACACCCCGGCGGGTACGGTCAGCCAGCCCACCTTTACGGGTACGCGAAGCACTCATCAACTGACGATTACTCCTTCCGGCGCAGTCAGCAAGCCCACCTTTACCGGGACACAGGGCAATATATCTGTTTCCGGCACTCCTGCCGGAACAGTTTCACAGCCCACATTCACCGGAAACCAAATGACGATGAATGCCACTCTCACCCCGTCCGGGAGCATTGCTGCGGGGAGCGGCACGCCGAACTACACCCCCGCAGGAACAGTCTCCGCGCCGTCCGTCAGCGTCACGCCCTACACCGATACCATCTATGAGGCTGGGAGCGGCACAGGCGGCGGCTCAGTCGCACCCGGCAGCGCGGCAAGCTGCACTCTCCCGACCCTCTCCATGTCCGTGAGCGGGGAAAAATTGATCGTCAATTTCACCCCCGGCGCTTTTACCGCCAACACGCCGACAGTTGTAACTTTGCCGAGCTTCACGCCGAAAACGGTTGCAACGGGTATTCAAAATGCTACCGCTTCGCAGCCCACCTTCACGGGGACGGGAACGCGCTTAGCGTTTACGGGAGAACAATCTTCTGTAACGCTCACGGGAACACCTTCCGGGACTGTTTCACAGCCAACCTTCGCGGGCGCTGAATTGACTTCTTCCGGCACGTTTACCCCGTCCGGCGAGGTTTCGCAGCCCACTTTCACGGGGACAGCACAAACCGCCAATCTTGAAATCACGCCGTCCGGGACTGTTTCAGCTCCTGCCTTTACTGGCACACCCGCAACAATTCGGGTGACGAAGGAGGAATAAAGCATGGCTCAAATCGAAATATCTTCATTTGAATATGGCGATAATGAATACATATTCAAAGATGCTGAAGCGCGTTCTTCGGGCGGCGGCGGTTCTGCCGCTGTGGACATGTTTGAAGTCGGTGATACGGCTCATCTGCCGGGCTACTCCATTTATCCAGCTTACGTCTGGAACAGCCGGAAAACCTACCACATGGTGGTCTATCTTGGTAAGCCCGTATCCGACCAGGTCACGTCCATCACGTTTTCCGGTGGCATCGGCCTGATTGACTACGCCGGATATACGCACACAAGCGGTACTTTCAGCTTTTCCTCGCTCGGTTCTGCCCTGACCTATGAAATCGGGCACGATACCGGGATCATCCACATCCGGCTCGACTATTCCTCTTCACGCTCGGTCGGCACGGCCAACGCGGGCGCTGCCGTCATGTTTCTCTCCAGCGCGGGGCTGGATATCACATTCAACTAACGAAAGGGGCGAATATTATGTATCAATTTTATGTATTTGAAATCCAAACTTATGCAGATGGAACGTATGGGCATATTGTCCATCCTGTCTACGACACGGACGAAACAGCAGCACGGCTCAAGGCCGAATCCAAATATTATGAAGTCCTCGCCGCCGCCGCGATCTCCGATCTCCCGGAGCATGGCGCGATCCTTGTGCGTTCCAACTGTATGCCAATGATGAATAAGGTCTACACGCACATCCAGCCCGAACCGGAACCGGAGGCGTGACATGATTACAATTCCCCGCGCTTTTGATTCTTCAGCAGGGCTGGCGAGAATTGATACTCTCATCGGGTACACCTTCACCGCAGAATCATACGCGCACAGATTTATCATCACGCCTACTGGAGACGCGCTGACGGGAACAGTTAGCGCGTTTTTCATTCGCGCCGATGGTGTTACCGTCCTGATTTCCGGCTCTCTGGCAAACGGCGCGGCGGTTATTGATCTGCCGCCTGAATGCTATGCTGTGCCGGGACAATTCAGGCTTACGATTTTTGTAACGCCCGGAACGGAGCGTATTTGTATTTATGCTGCTGAAGCTACGGTGTGCGCTGCGTCTTCAGATGTGGTGATTACCCCGAACAGCGTCACTCCCGGATTGACGCTTGGCGCTGGGACTGCGGATGAAGTCACAATTACCGCCGCACAGCTTCGGCAGTTGCTTGCATTGCTTAATTAAAGGGGGTGATTTTGACGATTCCGGCAGACGCTTTGTGTGATGCGTTTAGAATCCCGCTTGATGAGCACGGCGGCTATATATGGGGTGCGTCCGGGCAGATGTGGACAGAAGCCAAACAAAATGCCGCAACGAGAGCGCAGACAAAAAGCTACGGGCGGCAATGGATAGGGCATCACGTTTGGGACTGCTCCGGCATGTTCGTGTGGGCTTACAAGCGCTTTGGGGAATCCATTTACCACGGTTCAAACACCATCTGGAAGAAATACTGCTCCAAGCAAGGCAAGCTGTCAAACGGGCAGCGCTGTGATGGCATTGTCCTACGCCCCGGCACAGCGGTTTTCCTGCTGAATTCATCCGGGCGGCATCATATCGGGCTTTATGTCGGGGATGATACCGTCATCGAAGCGAAAGGCACAAAATGGGGCGTAGTTACGTCACGGGCGAACCATTGGGACGAATGGGGCGAGTTATCCGCTGTTGACTATAGTATGTTCCCGGAGGAGGAAATACCATTGATTAAACCAACGCTAAGAAAAGGCGATCGCGGCGATGATGTCCGCGAATTGCAGACGCTGCTTGACAAACATGGATTTGTTATCGACATAGACGGCGCTTTCGGCGCGAAAACCGAAGCCGCTGTGAAGGGCTTTCAGCGCCAGTCCGGGCTTACGGTTGACGGCGTTGTAGGTGCTGCTACATGGGCAGCATTGAAAGCGGATGTTCCCATTGAGCCGGAAAGCGGCATCGTCATTGACAGGGAAAAACTCGCGGAATGGCGCGACATGATGAGCGAGATCATTGACGAGTTGGACAGGCTTTTGGTATGAAAAGCCCATGCACAAAGGATTGCCCAAGGCGAAGCGTTAGCCCGAATTGTCATATGTCCTGTGCGGAATACAAGGCGTTTGTTGAGTATCGCACGGCGCTGTGTGAAAAACACAGGAAGGAAAGCCACATCAATTATATTATTATGAATCATCCGAAAGATAGAAAGTAGGCGTTTTGATATGGACAAAATCACCCCGGAAATGTTGATGACGTTCCTGATAGTCGCGGCGGCTTTGATTGGCTTCGTGCTGCTGGTTTGGCAGTTGGCAGATAAAATCCGAGCCGCCCGGAAACCTAACGATGAACTGCACCGATGGCAGGAGAGCACAGAAACCAAACTGAAAAGGGACGATGAGCGCATCGAATCCCTTGAAAAAGGGCAATCCGTCATGCTGCGCGGCATGAACGCGCTGATTTCCCATGAACTCAACGGAAACAGCACCGATAAGCTGACGAAAAGTCAGCAGGAAATAATGGATTATCTGATCGAACGCTGAAAGGAGAACACTATGACGAAAGATGATTGGATTCGGAAACTCACATCAAGAAAATTCTGGCTTGCTGTCGCGGGACTTGTAACCGGGCTTGTCGGATTCCTTCAGCACCCGACAACGGACGCCGAGGCTATCACTTCCCTGATTATGGCGCTTGGTTCTGTCATTGCGTATATCATTGCCGAAGGGCTTGTGGATGCCGCGAGAGAATCAACAACGCTTTACGTTGACGAGCCTGAAGAACACCCGCCCGAAAACAATTAAAATCAATAATCCTTCCCCCGCTTCGGCGGGGGCTTTTTTTATTGGTTTTTCAAAATTTGTGCTTGCCTTTGCGATATGCCCTTAGATTCCCTGATTTCTTTCAGCTTCATTTTGCGTCCCTCCTTTTGCTTATATTTTACCACAACGGAAACAATAATAATATTGCCAAATTGTCAAATTTTCTTCAAAAACCTATTGACATATTACCGTATTGGTAATATAATATAATTGTTCCAAGGGAGAACAAAAACAAGGAGGGCAAGGCAATGAAGATGTACCAAGTAGTTGAACACGTTGGCGGGAAAAACGAAACCTATATGGTCGGGTTTGAAACTGAAAAAGAAATGAGCAATTGGCTGAACGGTAAGCGGAATTGGATTAACGAAAAGAAAGATAGCATCGTAGCTTGGCAGATCAACGAAGAAGGGCATGGATGGATCGACCTTGAAAGAATCTGGAATCTGTATAGCAAGAAAGTAGCGTAACACCAACAAGCCCGAGCCGGGGCGGCTAATCCCCGGCAGAAAGGGAGGACTTTATGAAACTGGTTGTCACTTATATGATTTGGGGTACTCCGTTCCGCTATGAAGCAACAAGCGTCCACGAATTGTATGAAGCCGTTTGTGCTGTTATTAAGCACAATAAGTTGAGGTTCCCAGACCAAGAAGCAACAATGAGCGAATACTTCAAGATTGTTTCAGACATCGCGTTTCATGACAAAATCAGCCATGAAAACCATATTTTCAAAATTGAGCGAATGACTGAGGAATAACAGCTAACATCCCGCCCCGGAGGTTACGAGGGCAGAAAGGGAACCAATATGTGGTATGTGTATATCAAGGATGTAAAAAGCGGCAAGGAACAGTTTGTGAGAATGTCATTTGAAACCGCCGAAGCAGCAGTAAAGCATATAGCGAAGTGCTACGAAATCGACAAGGATTTGCACCAGCTTGGGAACTACTATTACTTCATGAAAAGACATTAAAAATGGCAGAAAGTTTCCGAATCGGGAATATTTTCATTGACAAATTACCGAAATGGGCATATAATAATATTACCGATTAGGAAAGGCGGTGAAAGTTTGAACCTGAAAGAAGCAAGAGAAAAAGCCGGGTTGTCAATGCAGGAATTGGGCAAGGCTGTTGGCGTATCGCCCGCTGCGATTTGCAGATATGAGCAGGGCAAGAGAAACCCGAAAATCCAGATCGCAAAGCGGTTGGCGAAAGTGCTGGGGCTTATGTGGTATGACTTGATTGATGTAAAGAAAGCGGGGTGAGCAAATGGAGCGCTTTTATTCTCCGGCGCAGGTTGCGGAGCAACTGAGCATCAGCAAAAGTCAGGCGTACAACATCGTGCATCAAATGCCGTATCTCAAATGCCCGTTGCGCGTGTCGGATAGGGCGCTGCGAGACTGGATCGAAATGAACACCGTTTACCCACTCAAAACAAGGAAGGGAGCATAAGCAATGAGGTATGAAGGTTACAGATTAGTAAGGCTTGCAAAGCCCTGTCCGCTTTGTGGGAGCAAGCACATTGCGGCATTATCCCGTGAGCGGTATGAAAATGGCTATGCTGATTCTGGTTACAACACGATCCGATGCGAAAACTGCGGCGTTGAAATCAGCAACTGCACAATGGTGCGGGATGATACTTATAACAACAGCGTCCGCGCCGTGTTGAAGCTGTGGAACAGGAGGGCAGCATGAGCACCGAAGCAGTCCTGATGCAAGCCCGGATGGCGGTTGCATCGGCGCAGGAGAACACCGTGATGTATTACATCCTCGCCCTGTGTTTAGTGGGAGCAACAGCCGTGGCGCTGGCATACATCAATGAGCGGTGGGCATTCATTCCCCGCAGAAAGCAGCGTAAATCTTTCGGCGAAAGGTGGTGAAAAACATGTGGAATAATCCGTATTATTCGCCCCGGTTTCCCCCGTTGGATGATGATTATTTGGAGTATGAGGCACAGCACAGGAAGCCCAGCGAAATCTACCGCGACAATGATGATTCATTCCCGGTAGAAGATGCCGACCCGCTGCGGCTGATGTACAAAAATAGCCCCCGCGCCGATGCAGGAGCGCGAGAGCTTGGGTGATCCGCAAATGTCAATCAGGGATCATGGTTATCATACCATGATCCCGACAAAAAAACAAGGAGGAAAATCATGAATAGATTCAGGACTTTAAAGGCTGATGAGATAGACTGCCGCATCGGGCAGATTAAAAAAGGCGGCTTGACGCTGCTCCTGTATAAAGACGCCCGCTGTGACCAGAACATACTTGATGAAGCTGTCGGCCCGATGAACTGGCAGCGGCATCACAGCCGGGACAATGCCAACTGCATCGTTAGTATCTGGGACGATGACAAAAAGCAATGGATCGAGAAGGAAGATACCGGGACGGAGAGCCGCACCGAACGCGAAAAGGGGCTTGCCTCCGACAGCTTCAAAAGGGCGTGTTTTAACTGGGGCATCGGTAGGGAATTGTATTCAGCGCCGTTCATTTTCATCAAGGCAACAGACTGCAACATCGAAGATGGGAAATGCTATGATAATTTCACAGTTGATACCATCGAATACCAGCCGGATGGGCAGCGGGAAATCAGGCATCTGATAATCCGCAATGAAAAAACCGGGCGAATCTGCTATCACTGGCAAATCGGGGAACGCAAAGCCGCACCGGACAATGAGCCTGAACAGGTAAAGATGAATGCCACTCCCGCAAGCGTTACCCCGTACAGCCCTGAAGAAGCAGCCGGAGAGGACAGGAAAAGACTTTTAACACAATTCGCAAAGCTGGCCTATGAGACAGCGCCGATGAAGAAGCTGAACGAACTGTTTATAAAGCACAATGTGACAAGCCTTGCGGCATTAACCGATGACGTTTATAAGGCGATCAGGGATGAAATCACTGCTGACATAGCATCAAAGAAGGGAGCAGCATAATGAACAAACTGACGATTATCGGAAACGTGGCGCGTGATCCTGAAACGCGCACCACTCAAAGCGGCTTGACTCTTTGCACCTTCACGGTGGCGGTTAATCGCCGCCATCGTGGAGAAAATGAAGCGGACTTCTTCCGGGTGACTGCGTGGCGGCAGCTTGGGGAACTGTGCCAGAAATATCTTGTCAAAGGGCGTAAGGTTGCCGTCATCGGGAGCGTATCCGCAAGCGCCTACAAAGCGCAGGACGGAACACCGAGAGCGAATCTTGATGTTACAGCGGATGAGGTGGAATTCCTCAGCCCGAAGCAGGAAGAAGCGAAGCAGGAGAACACGCCGAACGCAGTTAAAAGCGGATTTGTCGAAGTTACGGACGATGAACTGCCGTGGGAGTAAAAAATGGATTATCTGAAAATATGGACGAGCTTCATAGAGGTCATCGAACCGCTCAATGATGCTGAACGTGGACGGCTATTTACCGCAATGCTGGAATACGCAAAAACGGGTGAAGTCATCGAGTTCAAAGGAAATGAGCGCTACACTTGGCCGATAGCGAAGCAAGGCATAGATCAGGCAGCGCAGAAGGCAGAAACCCTACGCCAGAACGGCAATAAAGGTGGTAGGCCGTCAAAAGCTGAAGAAACCAAAGAAAACCAAACAGAACCAAACGAAACCAAAGAAAACCAAACAAAAGCAAACGAAAGCCTTAAAGATAAAGATAATATAAATATAAATATAAAAGAAAACTCCCTAAAGGGAGTAAAAGAAAAGCGCGCGCGCTTTTCACCCCCCTCTGTCGAGGAGGTAGCGGCCTACTGCAATGAACGGAAGAACAGCGTTAATGCTCAAACCTTCGTAGACTTCTACGCCGCCAAGGGCTGGAAGGTGGGACAAAACCCGATGAAGGATTGGAAAGCATGTGTTCGTACATGGGAGCAGCGCGACAACTACGGCGGGACAACATCACAGCGACCGCGATTGGTGAGAGCGCAGGACTACGCACAGCGTGACTACTCGGAGACGGATACGGAAAATGATCTGGGAGTGAGGGATTTGTTCGGATGATCACCACGGAAGGGAAAGTGTATGAACAGCGCGGAATCGTGTACGTCAAGACATCCCGCCCGGGCGTGGACAATCTCGCGGATGATGTGACGATCCTATGGCATGACAGCCGGGACAAAACGCCCGAACAGCTTCGCAAGGCATGGGCATTGATGACAGAAATTGCCGCTTTTCAGGGCGAGGACAAGGAAAGCGTATATCGGGAACAGTCCTTGGAGTTCTCAAGCCGGAACATGGAAACGCTGCAAGGTATGCTGTTCCACCTGTCCACGGCTACTGTGAGCGAGGCAAGCGCGTTTATATCAATGCTTGTGGAAATCATCGTGGAATACGGAATCCCAACGAAGGAACCGTTGCTGAACCTGTGCGAGGACATCGAGCGCTATATCTACGTTTGCCTGTTAAACAAAAAATGCTGCATCTGCGGACGGAAAGCAGAGCTTCACCATGTATCGCAAATCGGTATGGGCTATAACAGGCGGGAGAAACCGCAAATCGGTGCGTTGGTGCTTCCGTTGGCTACTGAGTATCACAGGGAGTATCACAACATCGGGCGCACGGCGTTTGAAGAAAAATATCACGTTGTCCCGGTTCGGTTTGATGAACGGTTGGCGAAGGTGTACGGCTTGAGCGAACAAGCAAGGAGGGAAGGAAACTATGTCGGAAATGCGGGATAACGCTTGCGGTAGATGCAAATATCACGAAGAATGCTTTATCCATGGCGAGGGCGTCTGCCAGAACCCGGAAAGCTATTATTTTGAATCGTACACGGATGATAAAGCATATTGCAAGGCGTTCGAACCAAAGGAATAAGAACAAGGGCGGCAAAGCCGCATCATAAAAAAGGGAGGATAAAATAATGGCAACTATGCAGAAGAAGGTTCAGGAAGTTATTGAGGTAAAGCGCGTGGAGATTCGTTCCGCTATCGTGCGGATTCGCGGGACTGCTCCGATGATTCAGCACAAGTGGAGCGAAAAAGCCAAGAAAATGATTCTTGACAAGCAGACGAAAGCGACCAAGACAAAGGGGCATGATCTGAAAGTCCCGGTGCAGGATTTTATCAGTTCCGCTTATTGGCTCACGCCTGAACCGCATGGCGATACGGACGAAGAAGCAGAAATGGCGTTTGAAGAAGCTGTCGAGCATGGTGCTCGTTGGGGTTTCCCGGTGACGGCTATCAAACAGGCAACCATTATGGCTGCAAGTCGGAATGATATTGACATCAAAACCACCACATTGCGCGGATGCTTCTTCATCAAGGGCGAAGGCCCGGATATGTTGGCTGAAATCAAGGGATGCGTGCCGCATATGCGCGAGGATATGGTGCGCGTTGGCGGCATGAGCAAGACCGCTGACATCCGGCACAGGGCGCAGTTTGATGATTGGTACATGGATTTGGAGATCACCTACAACGTCAACGGGCCTATCACGCTGGAACAGATCGTGAACCTTATCAACCTTGGCGGGTTCACTTGCGGGATCGGTGAGTGGAGGCCGGAAAAGGACGGCAGCTTCGGGACTTACGTTGTTGAGAACGTGGCGGGTTAATCCCGCCCGTTCCACGGCAGGAGTGGAAAGGTGTGGTGCGGTGTTGCCGGGAGTGGTAAGGCCCGGTGAGGCACAGCATGTCGAGGCGCGGCAGGAATGGTGAGGTACGGTTAGCCCCGGCGGGGTGCGGTATCGTATGTTTAGGAATGGTTTGGCAGGAATGGCATGGTTTGATGGGTTTAGGCGTTGTACGGTAAGGCGAGGCACGTATTGGTCAGGAACGGCAGGAAAGGCGGGGCGAGGCGGGCTGCGGCATGTTTAGGTAGTGCGCGGACGGCTTGTTTTTGAAGATTTGGTCTTGGAATGGCATGGCAGGAATGGCAGGGAGTGTCGTGTTTCGGTGCGTTTTGTTTCGGCGCGGACTGGTATGGCAGGAATGGCGAGGATGGTAGGGTGATATAAGGCGGGGTGGGGTTAGTTGTGTAGTGGCGCGGAAGGTGTGGAACACCAAATAAAATTTTAGGAGGGCAAAATGGTCTATCAATGGAAAACGGGAGCGAGGTATAAGGCTTCCGCAGAAACAGCGGCAGAAGTCATGAACGGGCTTGCTGCGCAGAACAATCTCAGCGCAAAGGCGCTTGTGGATGTGAGCCGCCCGGTGGATGCACCGCTTCACAACGAGTTTGAATGGGATGATGGCATCGCCGCTGAGAAGTGGCGCGAACAGCAAGGCCGGGTCATGATCGCAATGATTTCTGTTATCGCGGATGACATGGTTCAGCAGGAACCTGTCCGGGCGTACTTCCATATCGAGGAACAGCAGCCGAACTATGAACCGATCACGGTGATTGTGAAGGATGAAGACAAGGCCGCGAAGCTGTTCAAACAGGCAATGAAAGAGCTTGCGTCTTTTCGGGATAAGTACAACAGTCTGAAGCAGTTCAAGAAGCTGTTTGAAGATATTGACGAACTTCAACAGCAGTCATTATTCGATAAAGGAGCGTAAACATTGGCGCTTCTTTTTCTGGACGATCCACGGACGAAGAATAGCGAACAAGGGCGGCAGCGGTTACAGGTGGCAGTTCATCCGTGTACTTCCTTCGGCTGGCTGTTCGGCACGGCGGCGGCGTTTCTCCATCTCCTTACGCTGCACATGCCGCAATGCCGAACCGCTGCCCGCCCTGAATAGGGGGTATCATGAACAAGTACCACAACAAAAAGACAACCGTTGACGGGATCACGTTTGACAGCATGGCAGAAGCAGCGCGGTACAAGGAATTGACGCTCATGGAACGCGCTGGGATCATCACAGAACTGCATAGACAGCCCGTGTTTGACTTGATCCCAGACTTCCGCTGCAATGGGCATTATTACAGACGGACGCGATATATTGCGGACTTCAGCTACAAGGAAAACGGGATTCTGGTTGTCGAAGATGTCAAGGGCGTCAGAACAAAGGAATATTTAATCAAGCGCAAGCTAATGGCATGGATTCACGGTATAGAAATCAGGGAGGTTTGAAGATGCAGAACAAAAAGCCCCGCAAATGGCTCAGATTTCGCCGCAGCGCGAAAGAAGAGAGAAACCCGGACAGTTTACCAACACAGAAAACAGCGGCCTTAAACGGGCAGGAAACGGGCTTGAAATGGATTCCGTTTGACTATGAGGGCGTGACGCTTTATAGACTGGGGCGGGAATAATGGGCAAGAGTAAATCATACATCTACGCCGAGCAGCATATGAGGTGCTGCCCCAGTTGCAAAAAGGAGTTTGAAATCCCCGCAGGTGTGAGTGATGACGATTGGGGCTATGCGTATGGCGGGATCTTATGCTGCACATATAAATGCATGAACGCCTTAAAAAGGGCTGACAAAGAGGGCAAATACAAGGTTTACGTCCGAAACCGCCGGGGCGGCACACGGAAGCGGCTTTCGTCCGAAGAAAAAAGCCGGATCATGGAACTTTACAACAGCGGCGTCAAAATCGGGGACATCGTGGAAGCCATGCAGCGTTCCCGGACGGCGGTTGTCCGGGTGCTGTATGGTAAGTATTAGGGGGCAAGGGATGACAACGGACGAGTTAATTAACGAATTGCAGGACTGGGCAGAAGTCGAAGGGCACGGGACGCTGTACAATCTGCTTCTGGAAGCCGCAGAACGGCTGGCGCTGCTTGATGAGCGTGTATCAATCATGCAGGAGGGAACGCGATGAACCGGGAAACATGGCGGCGAGTCCGCAAAATGCCGTGGCAAGAGGCTGAGAAAGCGATCCACTCCGTGTATGATCCGATTGTCCGTGAACGAGTGATGTACGCGCACAAAAATGACTTCGCCAGCTTCTTTACCGCGCTGCACGACCGTTACCCGGACATGAGCCGGGACGAGATGCTCAGTATCGCGCAGGATGTCGTGGAATACGCAAACGGCTTGAGACTTGAAACCCCGGAAGAACTGGCAGACAGGCTGGTCGATGAAATCGGAGTGGATATCCGCAAGCGCGTGGAAGATCATGAGTTCAATTATATTCCGTGCGGGGAGTGATAGTATGGAACACTACACCGAAGAAGTCTATTACTATGACACGATGGAAAGCGCAGTCGAAGCGCTGGAGAAGATGAAAATCGAGCGTCCGTGTGAGATGGCGTTTGATGTTTCCGCGCTGCCGGACGGGCGGACGAAAATGGTTGTAAAGGTGGGTGAGCCGTTTTGACGCAGAACGAAATGATACTGGATTACATGCAGCGCTACGGGAGCATATCGCAAGCAGAAGCCGTCAACGCCATTGGCTGCTATAGGTTATCCGGCAGAATCTATGAATTGAAACGGGCAGGGCATAGCATCGTAAGGAAACTGGAAACCACAAAGAACCGCTACGGCGCGTCCGTGACTTATGCGCGGTATATCCTGCAAGGGGCGAAGAATGGATAAGCTGATTCGTTATGACAATCCGGCGAAACGATTTCTAAGGCGGTACAAGGCGCTGATTGTGCGGCGGGATTCGCTTTTACGGGAAATTGAGCGGATGCGGGAAAGCCTCACGGGAACAACAATCGCCCTGAAAGAAGACGTCGTTTCCGGGGGCGGCGCTTCGGACAGAATGGGCGCGACAGTCGCGGAAATCGTGGACGCAGAAGAAGCGCTGCGGCCTGTGCTGCGGGAAATCGCGCAGAGCGTTGGCGAGATCATGGCGGCGATTGATTCTGTGCCGGATGAGATGCAGAAAACCGTGTTGACGCTGCGGTATATTGAAGGACTGGACTGGATCAGCATCCAAGAACGCATTGGGTATGAGGAGCGGCAGACGTTTACAATTCACGGGCGGGCGCTGGTTGCCGTGAATAGGTGGCTCTCAAAAAGTCCGCAGGAAAATGCAGTTATCAATGCTTTATAATGCAATCATCAAAAAGCGTACAACGGTGCGCTTTTTATTTTGGTGTGGCGGGTGTTTCCCTTCCTTGGCATTCGCCGGGGTGCGCTCCGCTTGGCATTTGCCAGTTTGTTGGGGTGGGCGCGGGAGCGTTTTTAAGGAAGGTAAAGGAAGGATTTTTTATGGAATTACAGGTTGTTTATTTATCGCCGGATGAGCTGACACCGTATGAGGGCAACACGCGCAAGCACGCGCCGGATGACATTGAGCAAATCAAGCAAAGCATTCAGGCTGACGGGTTCAATGACCCCATAGGAATCTGGGGTGAAAAGAACCTGATTGTGGAGGGCCACGGGCGGCAGATTGCGGCGAAGGAACTGGGGCTTGATAAAGTCCCGTGTATCAGGCTTGACCACCTGACGGACACGCAACGCCGGGATTACGCCATCAGGCACAACAGGACTGCTGAACTGTCTGCTTGGGATTTCGGGAAGCTTGAAGAAGAAATCGCAAGGCTTGAGATTGAGGGCGTGGATCTGAGCGGGTTGAAATTTACGTTTGATTTTGATGCGCAAGCCGAGTTTGATGAAAGCGACCTTGACGATGAAAGCGAAAAGTCAAATGTGATAGTCACAGTCAATTTCAAAAACGTATCTGACTATGAAAAAGCGAAACCGGGCTTGCAGAGTATTGCGGATTCATACGGCGCATCATTGGCGGTGAAGATGGCGTGAGAATTGCAAAAGCCAACGCAAAGGCCGTTGAATACGCTTGTAAGCAGTTTCACTATTCGCAGTCTGTCCCTGCTGTGCAGTTTGCGTATAATGTCTATAACGACAACGAAGAATGGTGCGGTTGCATCGTTTTTGGTGGGGGGCGAACAACAACCTTCCCAAAACATTTGGGAAAAACGCTGGTGAAGTGCTTGAGCTTGAGCGTGTAGCTCTTAACGGGAAACAGGAGTACACAAGCAAAGCGGTGGCAATGGCACTCAAACAACTGCACAAGGATGACCCTCTATGTCAGATCGTGGTATCGTATTCAGACCACAGACAAAGACATCTTGGGACGATTTATCAGGCAACAAACTGGATTTACTTGGGACTTACAATAACATCAGACACACAATACTTTTACAACGGGAAATGGACACACGAGCGCTCAATCAATTCAAAGGCGAATCGTGATGATTTGAAAAAGAAGCTCCCGAAGCGAGAGAATAGTAACAAATTCAAGTATGTCTTCTGCTTCGACAAGCGTGAGCGTAAGAAGTATTTGACGATGGCATTACCTTATCCCAAAGATAAAGACCTCACAGCGTGCGACATGCAAGTAACAGAGAAAAGACTGAGCAATCGGGGGTGATACCCATTGAAGAAACTAAGCGGATAGATTGGAACGCGATCCGTGCTGAGTACATCGGCGGCGGCATTAGTCAAAGGAAACTTGCGAAGAAATACGGCGTTTCTGAAACAACGCTGATGAAGAAGGCCAACGCCGAAGGCTGGCACAAGCTCAGAGAAAAGGCCGAGAGCAAAAGCACAGCACAGGCACAGCAAAAAACAGCAGAAGCCGCCGCAGACAACGCGGTCATAGCCGCAAACCTCAAAAAGCGGCTTTTATTGCGTCTGTCACGAATAGAGCAGAAATACCCGTTTGACGCGACCGAAATCAGGACGCGCGAAGGAAAGAACACAGTTATTTTCAAGATACGCGATTTGACAGCGGCTTTCCGCGAACTGACGGAAGACATCACGGGAGCGAGTGACAACAACGAGCTTCTGCAATCCCTGCTTGACATAGAGCGGAGGGCCGGGCCGTGATTGAGTGGAGCGCAAAGCAGGAAGAGCTTATCTCAGCCCCGTTTGACCATGCGTTGGACTGGAATGAAGGAACACCGAGAAGCGGCAAGACAACTGCCGGGGTGATGCGCTTCGCAAGGCATCTGATACGAAGCATGGACACGAACCATCTTGTTACGGCATACAGCGCGGAGCAAGCGTACCGCCTTATCATGGACGGTGACGGCTTCGGGCTTTTGCATATTTTTAAAGGGCATTGCCGGACTTCCCACGATGACAGCGGCGCTCATCTGGTAGTGAACATGCCGGACGGCGAAAGGAAGGTATACTGGAAGGGCGGCGGCAAAGCAGACAGCCACAAAGCCATTACGGGTATGAGCCTTGGAAGCGTGTACTTCTGTGAAATCAACTTGCTGCACGACAACATGATTCAGGAGTGTTTCCGAAGGACATACGCTGCCAAGGACAGATGGCATATCGCAGACCTGAACCCGCCATCCCCCGCCGACCCATGTATCAAGAACGTGCTGAACGTTCAGGACTGCCGATTCCTGCATTGGACATGCGCGGACAATCCCATCTTAACGCCAGAACGCCTGAACGAGATCGAAACGGCTTGCAAAAAGTCCCCGTTCCTGTACAAGCGCGACTGGCTGGGTGAGCGTGTGATCCCCGAAGGCGTTATCTACTGGATGTTCGACCCGCAGAAGCACATCCTGAACAAAGCGCCTGACAACATGGTTGCGGCTGAAGCGTTCGTGGCTGGTGACGGCGGCACGACAGACGCAACGTCCATCGGCTTTTACATCGTAGCGCACAACGCCGTAGCGCCGTTCCAGAATCCGACAGACTACAGGCTTTACAGGGTCGGCAACTGGTACTATGACGGCGCACAGATGGCAATGAGCGACCAAGCGCGGCATATTGTGGGCGAGTTCATCCCGTACATGCGGAAGAAGTACGGAATGCGGGAAAGCGCAATATATATCGACCCCGCATGTAAAGCGCTGCGGCTGGAGATCGAAAAGCTGGGGCTGGCCACAAGCGGCGCGGACAACAACGCGCACGACATTCGAGGCACGACAAAGGGCTTGCGCGTGGGCGTTGAGATGCTGCAAAGCGCCATTTCAGACGGCAAATTTTTCCTGATAGAGGATGAACGCTACGGCACAGAGCCGTTTGTGAAGGAAGCCGGGCTGTACTGCGTAGACGGCAACGGACAGCCTGTAGACGCTTACAACCATGCTATGGATGAATGCCGCTACGGGTACAATCATTTCGCCAAGTCCTACGGCTTATGGTAATGGGGTGGTGAGATATGCA